GTCCTGATTACTGGCGTCACCGCCAATACGTTCACTTTCACGACCGCCGCTACCGGCTCTGTGACCGGAACGATCCTGTATCAAAGCGGTCAAGGGTCCGTTGGGCGCATCACGGCCAATACGACCAGCACCCTGACCGTTGTGGACAACGTGCAAGGTGGCCCTATGCCGATCCCGCCCGTTGCAAGCGCGAACTATATCCTCGGCGTCCTCGACCGTGGTCAAATCCTGCCGCAAACCCTGACGATCACTGCCAGTGCCGCTTGTACGCTTGAACTAATCACCTCGACCTACTCGTCTCCGGTCACCCTGACGGGTGGAACCGTGACGAACGGCACGACGTTTGCCACCATGTACAGCACCGGAAGCCTCAATAGCTTTTCGGAAAAGGACACTACGTCCACCGGCTTGACCGGCGGAGAGGTGGTTTATTACGCGCCCATTTCTGCCGGTGGCCTGCTGACTTTTGACCTGTCAAACTTCTTTCCGTTGTATAATAACGTGCAAGGAAACCAGCCCGACATTCTGTCAGTAGCCATCACGGGAACTTCCACGGTCAACACAAGCCTCGTCGGCCAAGAGTCCATGTCGTAACAGGAGACGGGTGTGGCGATCAGTAACACCTACACGTTCAACCCGTCGCTTGGTGAGATCACCCTCTACGCCTTCAACCTGTGCGGCATCCGGGGAACCCAGATACTGCAGGAGCACATGGAATCGGCCCGCATGGCCGCCAACATGATGCTGGGCCGGTGGTCATCGCAGGGCGTGAACCTGTGGGCGGTTGACCTGCAGACCATCCCGCTGGTGCAGGGCACGGCGACCTACAGCGTGCTGGCCAATACCGTGGCCATGCTGGACGCCTATATCGTCACGACCTCAAGCGGATCGACCACGAACCGCCTGATCCTGCCGATCAGCCGCACCGAGTACGCGAGCTACCCGAACCCGACCCAGCAGGGCTTCCCCACCACCTACTGGTTCGACCGCCTGCTGGCTCCCGCCGTGACGCTCTGGCCGACGCCGGACGGCAATGAGACCTCGTTCAACTTCTACCGGGTCCGGCAACTTTCCGACGCCAACTTCACCAATGGCCAGCAGATCGAGATGCCCTACTACTTCCAAGAGGCCTTTGCCTTTGGACTGGCGGAGCGTCTGGCCATGATCTGGGCTCCCGAAAAGGTCCAGATGATCAAGCCGCTGGCCGACGAGGCCTACAGCATCGCCGCCACGCAGAACGTCGAGACGGCCAACTATTACATCTCGCCCATGGTCTCTGGATACTGGAGACCCTGATGGCTTACGCCTCACAGGCGGGGAGGGCCCGCACAAATCCAAGTAACCCGCAGGCCCACGCCATCTGCGACCGCTGCGGCTTCCGCTACAACTGGGTCGATCTGAAGTGGCAGATGGACTGGCGGGGCGCTGCCCTCCAGAACCTCCGCATTCTGGTCTGCAGCGACTGCTATGACACGCCGCAGGAGCAGCTTCGCGCTATCGTCGTGCCCGCTGACCCCACGCCCATCATCAATGCCCGCGTGGAAGACTTTGTGGCGGCTTCTGCGGGCTCCGCCACCGGCCTCCCCTATGGCCAGCCGACCAGCCTGTCGCAACAGGGCGCGATCATGCCCCTGCAAAGCGGCGTGACCTACGGAAATGTCATCCCCGTGCTATCCGTCACGGCCAACGGCACCATCACCGTCACCGTCACCTGCAGTGCCAATCACGGCCTTGCCACAGGCGCTCAGATCAGCGTCGAGGGCCTGACCAGAGTGGGCGCGACGGGCATGTACAGCATCACGTTCAAGACCAACACGTCTTTCACGTATGATACCTACGCGGCAGTCCGCAGCGGGCCGTTGCAAACTTCGACCACCAGAATGGTGACCGCTATTGTGGGGCTGCCGTATGGTTACACGACAATTCCCGAAGTGGGTCCGTGACATGACGTTTGACGAGCTTATGCATTGGACCGTGGCGCTGGTTGCAGCCGTGCTGGGATACGCCATACGCGAACTCTGGACCGCCACTCAAAAGCTGCGGCAAGAACTCTCCGATCTAGAGGGACAGTTGCCATTGCTGTACGTTCAGAAAGACGACTACAAGGAAGACATTGGCCGGATCATGGACCAGTTGGACCGCATCTATAACAAGCTCGACAAGAAGGTAGACCGTTGAGCAGCCGCAGCCTCTCGGACCTGCACCTGATCGTGATGAACAAGTGCTTGGCGCACATCACGGCCTGCAAGAACGAGGGTATCGACCTCATCGTGACCTGCACCTACCGCACGCCAGAAGAGCAAGGCGTCCTGTACGCGCAGGGCCGCACGGCTCCCGGCTCCATCGTCACTCACGCCAAGGCGGGGCAGTCGATGCATCAATACCGTCTGGCCTATGACTGCGTGCCCGTCGTGAACGGCAAGGCCTTGTGGGATGCCTCCAGCCCCATCTGGGCCAAGGTGGGCGCTCTGGGTAAGGCGCAGGGCATGGAGTGGGGCCACGACTGGGTCAAGTTCAAAGAGTGTGCGCACTTTCAGTACACCGGAGGCCACCCGCTTTCGTATTTTGAGGGCGGCGGCACGCTGTAGCGCCAAGGGGGGCAATCTGCTACCCTGTCAAGATAATTTCGGGGTAATACATGGCCACCAGCACCACAGCCCTGACGTACAACTCCTACGTCACGCAGATCGCCACGATGGCGGTGGTCAACACCACGACCAATGGCAGCCTGACCGTGTTCTCCGACACCGCCATGCAGAATGCCCTGCCGCAAATGCTGAACTATGCCGAGCTTCGCATTCAGCGCGACCTCGACTTCCTGCCACTGCAGACAACCAACACCACCTATAGCTTGACGACCGGCAGCAACACCCTGTCGCTTCTGACCAGCGACTTCGTGACGCTCCAGAATATCGTCCTGACCGCGTCGGGCACGCCGCTCTTGCCGGTTACCAAGGAGTGGCTGCAGAACGTCTACGGCATCGGCTCGACGCAAGGGCCGCCCAACTACTTTGCGCCCTACGGCGGCGACACGGCGGGCGGGAACACCAATCAGTATTTCATTGTCGGCCCGATCCCCGATCAGGCATATGCGCTCACGCTGGTCGGCACGATCCGCATGCCCACGCTTTACGTCACCAGCGGCACGGGCACGAACACCACCTTCATCTCGACTTACCTGCCGGACATGCTGATCATGGCCAGCATGATCTATGTCAGTGCCTACCAGCGGAACTTTGGACGCCAAAGCGACGATCCGGCCATGGCGCAGTCTTACGAGAGCCAGTATCAGGCCCTCATGAAGGGGGCGATGGTCGAGGAGTACCGCAAGAAATTCGAGGCCTATGCATGGTCGTCTGAATCGATTTCACCCGTCGCAACATCGAAGTAAGCCATGCCCCACGCCTCCCTCAAGCTCAAGCCGGGTCTGGATGAGAACGAGACGTTCGCCCTCAATGAGGCTGGCTTCTCGCAGTCTCAACTTGTGCGCTTCATCTATGACCGCACGCAGGGCGCGCTGGTCCAAAAGCTGGGCGGATGGACCAAGTACTATTCCGCAACTCTCCCTGCCGTCGTGCGGGCTCTTTGGGCATGGGTAGACCCCAATCTGGCCTCCCACCTTGCCTTTGGCACCCAGACCATCTCTGGTCAGTCCTACGCGCAGCTTGGCGTCCTGACGAGCAACAATCTGGCCGTCGTCACGCCGTCCACGACCACTGACAATGTCGCCCTGAACCTTGCCACGACTGCCGGATCAAGCACGGTGACCATCACCGACGCGACGACCACCGGCATCACGCAATATGACGCAGTGTTTCTGCAGACGCACATCGCGGTCGGCGGCACGGTGCTCTACGGCCTGTATCAGACCTACAATCCAACCTCTGCCACGACCTACTATAACATCATCGCGCAGGACGCCTTGGCGAACCCGCTCCTGCTGGCTCAGACCTCGTCCACGGCAGTCTTTACCGGCTCGATCAGTGGCACGACCCTGAATGTCACGGCGGTCAGCAGCGGCATCATTCAGACCAATCAAACGGTCACTGGCGGCACCACATCGACGGCCACTGTCATCTTGGGTCAGCTTACCGGCACCGTGGGCGGCATCGGCACTTATCAAGTCAACAATACCCAGACTGTAAGCTCCGCCACGCTCACCGGAACGCCCTATTGCGTGGCGGCTTTCACCACGACCAATGGGCTCAATGCGATCACTGTGACCCTGCCGAACCATGGATACAGTGTCGGAAGCACTTACCCCATGCTGGTGACCACGACGGTGGGCGGTGTGACGCTGCTCTACGGCAATTACGTGGTGCAGTCGGTCCCCAATAGCTGGTCTTTTGTGATCAATGGCCCTCAGACGGCCACGTCCTCGACCACCGCCTATATCAACAGCGGCCTCGCCCGATACCTCTACAGCTTCGGCGTCGGGGCCAACCCGGCGGGCTCCGGCTATGGCGTCAACGGATATGGCATCGGCGGCTACGGCACGGGCGCGTCCATCTCCCCCAGCCTCGGCACACCGATCCCGGCTATCGATTGGACCATGGACAACTGGGGCGGCTACCTTGTGTCCTGCGCCATCAACAGCACCGGCTTTCAACCGATCTACATCTACGACCCCACGTCGGGCGGCACGGAGGCGACCTGCATTCCGCAGGGACCGACCATCAATGACGGCATCTTCGTGGCCATGCCGCAGCGCCAGATCATCGCATGGGGATCGTCCTTCACCGGCATTCAGGACCCGCTTCTGATCCGCTGGTGCGACGTCAACAACTTTACTGTCTGGATCGGCCAGATCACCAATCAGGCAGGCTCCTACCGCCTGCCCAAGGGGTCCACGATCGTCGGTGCCATGCAGGGGCCGCAACAGGGCCTGATCTGGACCGACGTGGACGTGTGGGCCATGCAATACGTTGGCCAGCCCTACATCTACTCCTTCAACGAGATCGGCTCCGGCTGCGGCCTGATCGCCCGCAAGGCCATGGCCGCCATCAATGGCTCCATCTACTGGATGGGGACGTCGTCCTTCTTCTCTCTGACCGGAGGGGGCGTGCAGCCGATTGCGTGCCCGATCTGGGACGTGATCTTCCAGCAACTGGACCAGACCAACCTCTACAAGATCAGGACGGCGGTGAACTCACTTTTCGGCGAGATCACATGGTACTATCCGACCACCTCGTCGGGGGGCGAGGTCACGGCCTACGCCAAGTACAACGTCAATCTGGGCACTTGGGACTTCGGCAATCTTGGACGGTCGGCGTGGATCGACAAGTCCGTTCTGGGCAACCCCATCGGGGCCGACCCCTCCAGCCTCTACCTGTATCAGCATGAGACCTCGAACGACGCGGGCGGCACGGCCATGGTCAGCAATTTCCAAACCGGCTACTTCGCGACCAGTGAGGGTGACTACAAGGTCTTCATCGACCAGATGTGGCCCGACATGAAATGGGGGGCCTATAATGGAACCCAGAATGCCACGGTGAATATCACTTTCTCGACAGCGGACTATCCCGGCGGCACGGTCACGACATACGGCCCCTATTCCGTGGTTCAGGGCACAAGTTTCATCAGCCCCCGGTTCCGGGCGCGTCTGATGTCCATCACCATCGGCAGCAGCGATCTCGGCAGCTTCTGGCGTCTGGGCAACATCCGGTATCGGTTCCAGCAGGACGGGAAATACTGATGGCGCTTGGCCCCACCACACTTGGACCTAATATGGGCGGAGCCTCGGTCTCTGATATCCTGACCGCGTTCAAGAACAACGTGGTCGCGATTGCGAACCTCGGGACATACGTTCAAAGCATCTACAATAACGTGCCGACCCAGCAGCTTGCGGGGGGCGCGGCCACGACGTCGGCGTCCACCCTGTTCACGGCCTCGTCCGGCGCGCGGGCGCACTTGAACACCATCAACATCTGCAACACGTCCTCGTCGGCGGTGACCTTCTCGGTCTATATCGTGCCATCCGGCGGCACGGCCAGCGCGGCCAATGCCATCTTCTACAACTGCCCGCTGACGGCCAATACGACCACGCTCTGGACCGGCACGCTGATCGTGCCCGCAGGCGGGTCCATACAGGCCTCCGCCTCCTCCACGGCGGTCAGCTTCAATCTGGCCGGGGGGAATGCGGTATGAGCCTGACATCCTTCCCTGCGCTTGCAGGATCGACCGAGAATACGTTTTCCGCGCCGTGGTATATGCAGGTGGCGCGGGGTCTGGTGCCCGGTGCGTCGGTGGTCAACATTTACGGCTATCAGACCGCCTTGCCCGCCAGCGGCGGCGCAACCTACTACCCGGTCTGGGAAAACACGACCGCTTACACTTACCCTGCGTCGGCCACGACCATGCTGCTCTGGTCATCGTCGGGGTCAGACACCAACGTGTCCGTGCTGATTCAGGGGTTGGACGCCTCTTATAATCAGATTTCCGAAACGCTAGTGCTGACCAACGGAACGACGGGCGTGACCACGGTCAATAGCTATTTGAGGATCAATGGCATCCAGACCGCCGGATCGGTTAATGCGGTCGGCACTTTGAATTTGGGCAACGCCGGAAAGACGATCCAATACGCCGAAATTGTCGCTGGCAATGGCAAGAGCCAGATGATGATCTACACCGTGCCGAACGGCTACACGTTCTACCTGACGCGCTCCAATGCCTACTCCAGCCTGAACGGCAACACGGCGGGCAACTACGCCAACTACCGAGTGCAGACGTTTTCATCGACTGGACTTGTGCAAAACTTGCTGCAAGCCCCGTTCACGACCAACTACCAGACCTTGCGTATCTCTCCACGCGCTTACACGCAAAAAACCGACATCCAGTGGCAAGCGTCGGGAAATCCGGCGTCTGGCACGTTTTCTGTCGGCATTGGTGTTGAAGGCGTCCTGATTCTCACCGGCAGCGCATAAGGAGCCGCCATGCCGCTATCCAAGGGCAGGTCCCAGAAAACCATCAGCCACAACATCGCCGAGATGATCGGCGCTGGCCACCCGCGCGATCAGGCCATCGCGGCGGCGCTCAGCACGGCGCGGAAGCTCAAGCGGGCTGACGGGGGTGAGGTGGACCGCAAGGCGAACCTCGCCAAGTTTATGGGGGGCAATCATCCGGACGTTCCGCATGTGATGTATCACGGGACGAACAAGGCGGATTTCGACACGTTCAAATTGCCGGGGCGGTCGGGCACTGGCGGCAACGCAATATTCACCAGCACCAGTCCGGCCACGGCATCATACTTCACGCACGGCGCGGAACGGGCGCGTGTTCTTCCTGTCCATGTCTCTGCAAAAAATCCTTGGGATGCTCAAAATCCAGAGCACAAAGAAGCGTTGAAACGGTTCGTGTCCGACAATTTCAAAAAGCTGTATCCGGGCGCACTTTTTGGCGTCAATGGCGCGCTCAGCGACGTCGACAATGGAGATTACAGCGTCCTCGAAAAGCCTGCCGTCAGGCAGTGGATGCGGCGACGTGGCCATGATGGTTTCTGGACCCAAGAGCACAACCACGAAGGGGCTCCACGAACTTTGGCCGTGT